CCCCAATCCGTACCTTCTTTTTCTTCTTGATCTTCCATAGAAGTGCAAACTCTTGTCTAATACTAGCAACTTAGCTATGTTTGGAAAGTAACACAAGATTATTATGCTCAAACTCTTAAAACCAATACTACTTAAGTTCTTTACTACAACTGCTGTAAAGAGATTAATAGTAGATCTGCTTAGAGCAATCTGCAAACAAACCACCAACACGTTAGATGATCGTGCTGTTGATATGTTAGAGCAACAACTATTCCCTAAAATGAACTGATATGAACCACAAAGAATTTTTTAAGATCCTTGTCGGCAACCCACCGCCAGAAATCGAGTTTGAAATCGAAGTCAAGCAACGTGAAACAGAACAAATGCCTGATGAAGCTATAAAAGAATATTGTTTAGACTTAATTAAATACACTAAGCTACAAGATTTGCTTTTAACTTCAGCAATATCTCGTATATCAGAGATAGAAACCAAACTATATAAGTATGAAAGAGGTATGAAACTATATAAAAAAGTTAGAAAACTAGGTTTCTTTGGTAAAATAAAGTATCTTCTTACTGGCAATACAGGTAAGAAATGATTATATTATTTAAAAACAAGACTAATCATGGATAAAAATTTTAAAATCCTAGAAAAGTTACATTTACTTCTTGCAAAAGAACTGACAGATAAAATTACAAGTGGAGAAGCAAAGGCAGGTGATCTAAACGTAGCTAGACAGTTTTTAAAAGATAATGGTATTGAGTGCTTACCTGTAGAAAAGAACCCCATGCAAGAGCTTATGGAGAACTTACCAGACCTAGATGCTGTACCTTTAGCTGATTTATAATTGCAACCACTACCAAAAAAACTACAAGACTTTAGATACTTCTTAATCGTTACTTGGAGACATCTAAACTTACCAGACCCTACACCTGTTCAGTTAGACATAGCTGAATATCTACAATATGGTGCAAGACGTAAAATTATACAAGGATTTCGTGGTGTAGGTAAAAGTTGGATTACATCTACCTATGTAGTGTGGAGACTTCGTATGAATCCACAGCTAAAATTCTTGGTCGTATCTGCCAGTAAAGATAGAGCCGATAACTTTACTACATTTACCATGCGTCTTATCAATGAGATGCCAATACTTGCTGATTTGATCCCTAGAGATGACCAGAGAAACAGTAAGGTTAGTTTTGATGTAAAACCTGCACAAGCCGATCATGCTCCCTCATGCTCTTCTAGAGGGGTTCTAGGGCAGATGTCAGGAGCTAGAGCAGATGAAGTCATAGCAGATGACGTAGAAGTTCCTAACAACTCCTATACACAGCCCATGAGAGACAAACTTAGTGAAGCTGTAAAAGAATTTGAAGCGATACTAAAACCAAATGGAAAGATTACCTTTCTTGGTACACCACAAGTAGAAAACTCTGTGTATTTAACACTAGAAGAAAGAGGATATGAAACAAGAATATGGACTGCTAGATACCCAGAACTAAAAAACAACTATGGAGATAGACTTGCTCCTAAAATTCAAAAAGAACTCCTAGAAGGGCTTGTAAAACCTAATGACCCTGTTGACCCTATAAGGTTCTCTGCACAGGATTTGATGGAACGTGAAGCTTCCTATGGTCGTTCTGGCTTCAATCTACAGTTTCAACTAGATACAACCCTATCTGACCAAGATAGATACCCTTTAAAAATAAACGACCTAGTAATCGCTTCTGTAAATAAAGAATTTGCACCAGAAAAAATTATTTGGTCCAATAATCCCGAATATGTAATCCAAGATCTCCAATGCGTAGGGTTCAATGGCGATAGATTCTATCGACCAGCCCAAGAATTTGGTGACTTCATAGAATATACAGGGTCAGTTATGTTCGTTGATCCATCTGGGAAGGGTAAGGATCAGACGGCTATAAGCTGCGTTAAGATGCTTAATGGTAATTTATATGTCACAGAGTGTTTAGGGCTGTCTGGGGGCTACTCAGATGCCGTTCTGGAGAAGATTAGTAAGATTGCTAGAGACAATAACATAAATCAAATACTCGTTGAACAAAACTTTGGTGGTGGTATGTTCGCTGAACTGTTAAAACCCTTTCTTATGAGATTCCACCCCTGCCAAGTTGAAGACGTTAGAAACAATAAGACCAAAGAACTACGAATAATCGACACCTTAGAACCTGTAATGAACTCTCACCGCCTGATAATAGACCGCAAAGTGATAGAAAAAGACTTCCGTTCTAATCCTCAAGAGACACCAGAAAGAAGACTTAAGCTTCAACTTGTCTATCAACTATCACGAATATCTCGTCACAAAGGTTCTCTGGTACATGATGACCTTGTTGACTCCCTAGCAGGTGCAGTTGCCTACTGGACAGACTATATGGCCCAGAATGAAGACCTAAATATCTCTAAAAGAAAAGAAGAACTACTATCAATACACACAGATAATTGGGATTCCCTTCTGAACAACACCATATCTCAAACTGCTATGGGTATGACTCCTCAACAAATAAGAAATACTAACGTTTCAGATCAAGGTTTTATCAAGGATTTCTATTAGGGACCACTATAGGAGATACCTCTTCTTCAAGTGGATATAGTGAAGCATTCCACTTCAAAGGTAGTTTGTGTCCTAGCAAGCTACCTTACACACACTAAGATTACACTAAGGAATACACTTAGGATTGCACTAGGGGGGAGAACCCTTAGACTGCTGCTGCAAGATTTAACCCAAAAAAAATTAGGAACAAAAATTTGAAGGGGTAATACGTATATATACTTTGCAATTTTACCCTTGCCCTTACAAAAAAATAAAAAAAAGTAACAACAGATAAGCAGAATCATTGATATAACTAGGATCTTATAATATATCTTATATTATTTGGGCTATTCTGGGCTAATTTTTTGTTATATAGGTATATCTTTTCTTATTATCGATAGGGAGGGTATATGTTACAGAATGTTAACTTGGATTTCTTAAGTGATACTAAGGGATAACAAGGAATCTATAAATCAATCTAACCAAAACAGTAATATATATATTAATATTATTATCAAGCAGTTAAACCGACTGCACAATTCAAAGAACCACAAATGACTTTCACACCAAAAAAACCAGCAGTAAAGATTGAAGATGCAATACTTGCAGACTTCATGGAACTACTGGACAATCAGCAACTAGACAATGTATGGACTAAAGAATGGACTTCTTCAAAGTCTCAAGGGCATATTAATTTTTTAACAGGTCATGCCTACTCTGGAGCTAATCCTATAATCCTTGAAATGTATCAAACATTGAGAGGACAAGACTTACCTTTGTGGGTAGGTTATGGACAGGCTAAAAAAGAGTTAAATTGCATACCTAAAAAAGGCAGCAAAGCCGCCAAAATCTTAAGGCCTAATCCTATTAAGATTGACCTTAAGAATGAAGATGGCAGCCCTAAATTAGACAAAGAAGGCAATCAAGAATTTTATATGAAGCTTACCTTTAAGGGAGCTAGTGTTTTTAATATTTCCGATCTAGTCGGATTAGATGACAAAGCACAAACAAAGCTTAATAAAATTATTGAATCATTCAAAGCTGACTGTAAGAAGTCTGAACGTCCATTATCTGAAAGATGCAAAGATGCACATGATCGTCTTTTAGTATTCTCTAAGGATCTAAAGAACGGCTTAAAGCATCATGGTGATAAGGCCTACTATATGGACAGTACTGATCATGTAGTAATGCCAGAAAGAGAATCATTTACTAATGATGAAGCATATCTTTCTACACTTGCACATGAGTTTGCTCATGCTACAGGTCATAAAGATAGGCTTAACAGAAAATGGTTAAATGAGTATTCAAAGTACAGACCTCAAGAAGAAATGACCGCAGAATTTGCAGCCGTTTTAATTTCTAATAGGTTACAAATAACTTGTAATACTCAAAACCATGCAGCTTACTTGTCTAGCTGGGCAAAGCACATCAAAGACAGTAAGTCACCAAGTCAGCAACTAATGAAAGTATTTAGTAATGCTGTTAAGGCTGCTGACCTTGTAATTGGTGAACAGTAAACCGACTCTTTCTTAGAGGGCTTTCTAGCCCTCTCTGAAAGGCTCTCAACCTTTCACTTGTAAACCTTACATTTAGAACCACTATGAAAGCTGGACACTATTTAAAATGGGCTGAAAAGTCTTTTAAAATTTTAAATAAATTTCACTCAAGAATGTTTGAGTTAGGCGGAGAAGAATCCGACCTATGGAATGATGATCTTAATTGCAGATTTTATGATCTTGAAAGATCATTAGATGATGATAATTATGATGGCTGGGGATATGATCGAAATGGCTATTTCTATCAACTTCAAAAAACTGATGAACGTATTGAAGGCTGTGACGATCAGGTCAAATATTATCTTGATGAAATCAAGAATCTAAAAGACAAGATCAAAAGGACTAAAGAAAAGAAAATTGAACTACAAAAATGTAGGGAAAAAATGATAGTTGATTTCGATATGGACTACAAAACCATAGAGAAAAGATTATCTCAAGAATTTCCTGAATTTGTAGAAAAATCTACAGTTTAGTCCTCTCAGAATCGCCTAGAAGGTGCTTGTTTCATCTTCTAGGTATCTTTATAACCTTACTTTTTAACCACAATGAAACACGAAACAATCACATCAAAAGAATTTCAAAGAGTCTTTTGGCTTAATGATAATAAAGACTTTTGTTGCTCGCCTTTAGATGCACAACATCAAATAGATTATGTTTCAAGTTGGATAGCTCGATGGACTAATTCAATTGAAAGCACAAAAGCTATAAAGCTTGAGAATGTTTTTATAATCTTTGCGCATTTAACAATAGCTCGAATGGGTGGGTTCAGTACAATGCTTGACTCATACCGAAACAGAAAAGCAAAAGTTTAACACCAAAGTCAACCCTAATAAACTTACCTTTTGGCGGTTTAGGGGTTGACTTTTTTTATGTCTTGAATAATACTAGATATAGTTATGTTTATCATAGCTAATTAAAACAACCACAAAGGAGAACCACACCATGATGTTTTCATGTTTACAAGGCTATGCCCTTACAACTTATGACGAGCTAGTCAATGCACTTGGCGAGCCTGATTATAAAAGACAAGGAACTTACAGCCAGCCAACACTAGAAGACGGAGATGGCAAAGTCTCTGTTGAATGGCATAAAGATAACTTTACTGTCTATGATTGGAAGCTAGACGAGACACCTAAAGGCCAACACTATTGGCATATAGGTGGCATGAATCCAACAGCCTTATCAAAGTTTGAACAGGCTACAGGTATCAAGACAGGGAGAAACTAACTATGACTAGATCAAAAACTGCTACTCTTTGGGAGCTTGATTGTATCTTACATAGAGTTACAAAGCTTACTGATAGAAACTTTACTATCTTTCCGCCCTCTGATTCAGAGGGCAATCTTTTAGTAGATGAAACTATTGAGTACTACAAAAAAGAAATCATTAAAACAATTAACCAAATCAAAACGGAGCAACCACAATGATTACTCAAAAAAGAAAATTACAGTTAAAAGCTGAAAGAGATTTAACTAAATTACTTTATTCTGCTCGCACTAACTCAGTAGTAACTCACCCTTTAACACCAGAGGAAGTGCAAAATGTTATTGACCATTACATTTAACTATGAATTTTATGGAAGAGATCAACAAAGAAACTCAAGCCATGCTGAAACAGATCAGCATACGAAAAGCTGAGAAAACAAGCAACGCAAAAAAGCGTATAGCTGAACTAAAACAACTTATTAAATTTTGGGAGCAAGACCTATGAATCAATCAAAATTATACGAGTGGTTACTCGATAACGATTGCCCTTTTGAATGGGAAACAGTTGACAGTCACATGACTGCAACATCCTGTACTCTTGTATTTACTGACAAGGAGGATAGCGATTGAAGTGTACTAAATGCGGTAGCCTAGACAATCAAGTAAACAATACTCGAACTAGGCTATCCACTAGAGGTCACAACATAGACAGCAAAGATAGTTCGATTCCTTTTATTTGGAGGAGTCGGACTTGTCTTGTTTGTGGTAATAAATATTCTACCTATGAGATCCGTACCCAAGACTACGGAGTGGAAGGCTTTAAACAAATGATTGAAGACCTTACCAACAACTAATAAACTTACCTTTGAGCCACCATGAAAACTAAAATGCCTACACTTTCTGAAGCAACTAGAGTTGTATATAAAAGAAGAAAGAACGGAACTAAATCTGCTACTAATTTCTTGATAGGAATGAAGCACAACATCAAAGCACTTGGAGACCTACCAGTAAATAAAATTACTAGACCTATGGTTAACAAGATGATGGATATTCTTAAGCAAGAACGTAAGAATAGTAATGCAGTAGTCAATCAAAAGATGGGCTACCTAAGAGTCGTACTTCAAGAGATGGAGGAAGACGGATTTATTGAGATGATTAAGATGCCAAAACCTAGACCAACAAAGAACAGTAAGGTGCATTA